CAGATAAAATTAAACTAGGTGGTGATAGAAAAGATATGAGTTTCTTGTTTATGGATATTGTAGGATTCACTCCAATATCTGAACACTATAAAAATAATAATGACCCTGAAGGATTAGTGAAAGTAATAAATGATTACCTAGATAGAATGACTAAAATTGTTTTAAAGAATGGTGGTACAATAGACAAATACATGGGTGATTGTATCATGGCTTTTTGGAATGCACCACTTGATTGTGACAATCATGCTGAAATGGCTGTAAAAACTGCTATTGAATGTGCTAAAGAGACTGAAGAGATTAAAAAAGAATTCAAATCAAAAGGTTTACCAGAGATTAATATTGGTAGTGGTGTAAATACAGGAACTTGTATTGTAGGTAATATGGGTTCTGAAACTAGAATGGATTATAGTGTTGTTGGTGACGCTGTTAATTTGGGAGCAAGATTAGAAGCACAGACAAGACAAGAAGATACACCAATAATTGTATCTGAATATTCGTATCTTAAATGTAACGAAATCCCAATGAGTTTATTGGGAGAAGTTAAAGTAAAAGGTAAAGAAGAACCTGTTAAAATGTTTGCACCATTGATAAATGGTGAGGTTCGTAAACTTTATAAAAATTAATTATTGACGAGTTTTATAATTTTATTTATTCTTCCTGATTTCATTAATTTATGAAATAATTTAAATTGTTTTCTTATATAATTCATATAGTTATTTATGTCACAAAACTGTCACATTTGACACATTTTTGTAATAATATGTATGAATAAATAATATAAATGATAGCAGAAACACTAGCAATATCTTCTTTAATGTTAAGTAATCCAGACATGGATTTTACATTACCCGAACCTCCACAAGCAGAAATACAAAGAATATCTAAATTAGAAAAACAAAGAAGAAAAGCATTTCAATTTGTTCATGTAGAAAACATACCAACAGATAGAGATTTGCGTATATCTAAAATTTTACATACATTAGATGTTATGACAACAATCTACGCTATGGAAAATAGAGAAACTATTAGAGAAGGTAATATTTTATTAGGTCCAAGACCTTCAAATGCAAATATTATAGGTCAAAAAGCAATAATGTTAACTCTTGTAAATCATAATTTTGAACAAGGACAAATTGTTTTTATGAATTGGGTAGCTGGTGCTGTTGTAGTAAATAATTTATATGTGATAGACAGATACGATTAGTTGATACCGCAGGTACACTTTTTGTATACTATAGATAATCGTGTGATTGAACTCCTCGTTATGTTGGTTGTTAGAGGTTGAGAGGAGAAAGGACGAAGTGAAAGTTCTTTTCTATATTGGTTTATAGTTAGAATAAAATCTATTAAGACGAGGTAAGACTCCCGCAGGAACTTTCGAAATAGTAGTCTGAAATGATTCCATGAAATTCTTGGTTAGTTGGGATTGGATTAAAACAACATCACATTATAGTGGAAGGCCGAAACCACTTAGATAAAAAATAGAGTGTAAGAAATTGGAGTAATATCCAAGACATTGAAGGGAGAAAACTTGAAACCGATGGTACACTTTTGTTATACTATAGTCATGATAACAAAAGAGGTAAAAATGTTAGACTTCATTAAAAAGAACGGACTATTAGATTGGGATTTTATTTCAACTATGAGTATTTTTGTAATTATAATTGGGTTAAAACTTATATAATGAAAAGAAACGAAGTTTCCAAAAAGTATCCTGAGATATACAAATTTCTACATGAAATAGTTCAAACAGAAGATGCAAACGATTTTATAAAATCTATTTGGAATCAAATTAAAACAAATAAAGATATTTCTATCAAACAGATTAATGGTGTTAGAAACACAATGTTATATTTTGAGAAGAAACAAAAAACAGAAGAATTAAAAGAGAAACATTCAGAGGATAAACCAAGAGGTTTATTTATTGGTAAACTAAGAAAAAGATATGATATGACATTGAAGTATATTAGTTGTAGACCAACAAGTAGAGGTTATTATATTCAACAATTTATAGATAAAGATAATAATTATTTAATGTGTTTTTCTAATCAAAAAGATATTGAATGTTATGACAAAAAATATTTTACACCTGCAGATAAAAAACCTAAAAAAAGTCCAAGTCCGAAAGTCTTGGGTATGGGTGATGTCTTCACTTGTAGAGCAACAGTTGTTAGACATAATGTGAATGATTATGAACCTTCAAATAAATTTAAACAAACAATTATAAATAGAGTTAAATATATGAAATATTTAGGTAATAAAAATAAAAATGTTTGATGAAATAGAATATTATAAAAAAAGTATAGTAAAAAGAATATTTTTTTTAAGACAAGCTCAAGAAAGAGCACAAAATCCTGAAATGAAAAAACTTTGGGAATCAAAAAAAGAAGAATTATTAACGAATTATTTAGAACAGAAATAATTTCTGTTATAAATATAATATGTAAACGCCAATAGGGTTTACATTTTTATTAACCTTGCTTACTAAAAGGAGGTCAAAATGACTATAAATGAAGCAATCTGGAGAGATTTATCTCCATTCACAATCGGCTTTGACAATGTGTTCACACAATTGGATAGAGTCCGACAATTACCACAAACTAATTATCCACCTTACAATATTCGTAAAGGTTCTACAGAGGATACATTTTTAATTGAACTAGCTGTTGCTGGTTTCGGTGAAGATGATTTAACAATTACTGTTAAAGAAAATAATCTTACTGTAGTAGGTGACATAGGTGACAAAGATGAAGGGTTTGTTCATCAAGGAATCTCACAAAGAAAATTTTCTAGAAATTTTGTTCTAGCAGATGATGTTGTGATTAAAGGTTCTGATTTAACAAATGGTATACTTACCATTTATGCTGAGAGAATAGTTCCAGAAGAAAAGAAAACTAGAACTATTGAGATTGGTAGTCTTAAAAAGTCAGATAAAAAAGTATTTTTGTCTGAATAAATAAATATTAAATCCTGGGGTGTTAATATGCTTGACACCTCAGGTTTTGGTAGTATAATAGTAGTAATAAAAAAATAATAATCAATATGAGGAAATATTATGTTTAATTGGTTTAGAAAATTGATAAATTTGGGTGTTGAACCAACGGGTGTTAGAGCTAGAGATTCTAGAGGAAGATTCGTTGCAGATGATAAATCTACACCAAATGTAAATGAAGCTTATGCTGACGGTAAAACACCGACTAAAAAAAGAGGTCGTGGTAGACCAAAAGGTTCTAAAAATAAAAAGAAATAATAGATATTATGGTCAAAGACGATAATGTCATAAATACTCATTATCCATTATTTGATGAAGGTCTATATACAGAAGTTGTTCATCAAAATGGTGAGAGAGCTATTAAAATCTTAGAAGGTAAATATAAAGGTGTAATTTATCAGTATGGTAAAATTAATCTTATACCTCGAGAAGAAAGTGAAATACCTACTATAGATTTTGAAAGAGCAGTTAGGTCTTGTCCTGAAAATATGATTGATACAATATCAGAGGACGAAGAATTTAATCAACTTATGGGTGATATACTCATAGAATTATTAGCTAATCAAGGGCTAGAGGAACTAAAAAATGGAATATAGTAATGAATTTATGGTTCAACTTAAAGATGAAATATCTGCAGATGAAGGTGTTGTATTAGAAGTATATAAAGACCATTTAGGATATCCAACTGTAGGTGTGGGTCATTTAATCAAACATGACGACCCTGAATTTGGTGAAGGTGTAGGTTTTAAAATTACACAAACAAGATGTGATGAATTATTTTATCAAGATATTAACATTTGTTTAGATGAATGTGAAAAACAATTAGGTGAATGGTCTACATATCCTGATGAAGTAAAACTAATTATTGCTAACATGGCTTTTAATCTAGGTATTACTAGACTTAAAAAATTTAAAAAGATGTTTGCAGCTCTCAACAATGGTGATTATGTAGCAGCTTCTGAGGAAGGTTTAGATTCTAGGTGGGCAAAACAAGTTTACAATAGAGCTCGTAGATTAATGGATAGAATGAGGTCAATAGAAGTATGATGTCACTACCACTAGATAAACAATTAAGAGACGCACTTAGATTAAAATATCAAGGTGAAATAGCAGCTGCAAAAGCTAATATAAATGTCTATATGAAACAGTCAGTTGGTATTGGAGAACATCCTGATATCATTGGTGCTATTGATGAACAACTTAATTTACTTACACAAGCAGAAGAAAAACTTCAAGCTGTAGAACATCACTTTACACCTGATAGAGTAATTTGACAAGAATCAATATTGTACCTGTAGAAGAATTAACAGACCAACATTTGATGGCTGAGTATCGTGAAATATTCATGATTGGTTCTTCTCTACAAAGGTCACTTAAATCAAAAAATTGGAACAAAAAAAGAATACCTAAAAAATTTACATTGAATGAAGGTCATGTATTATTCTTTTATGACAAAGGTAAATATCTTTATAAAAGATATGATGAAATAAAAGAAGAACTCAAAAAAAGAAATTACAATTTAGATAAAAATAGATTATTTAAATCAACACAATTCCCATCTGAATATTTTAATGATTGGGAACCCACAAAAGAAGACCAAGCAATAGTTTGGAAAAGGATTGAAGAAAGAATACGACAGAAACCAGAATGGTATAGACATTATGGAGTTTCTATAGTATAATTATATTATGCACTATTACACAAATATTCAAAGGTATAAAGATTTCATACTTGCAAGAGGTGTGAAAAATGGTAAGAAATATATTAAGAGATTAAAATACGAACCAACTCTTTACATACCAACAAACAAACCAACTCCTCATAAATCAATAGCAGGAGAATATTTACAATCAAAGAAGTTTAGTTCACCAAGTAATGCTCGTCATTGGAAAAAACAATATGATAATACAGGTATTGATATTCATGGTCTAGAACAATGGGAATATACTTACATATCTGAAACATATCCTTCTGATATAGAATTTGATATTAATAATATTAACATATTGAATATTGATATTGAGTGTGAATGTGAAGAAGGGTTTCCAGAACCAACTGATGCAGAAGAAAGAGTCAATGCAATCACTATGAAACTTTTTGGTCATGATGAAACTCATGTTATTGGTATCGATAATTTTGATTACAAAACAGATAATCCAAATATAATATATCATAAAACAAGACATGAAAAAGAATTACTCATGAAGTTTATGGAGATATGGGATACACTAGAACCAGATATAGTCACAGGTTGGAATGTAGAAACATTTGATATTGCTTATCTTGTTAATCGTATTTGGAAATTATTTGATTGGGATACAGTTAGAAAGTTATCTCCTCATGAATTGATTACATCTAGAGAATGGTTATACATGGGTCAGAAAAAAATGATATCGTATAATATCTCTGGTGTCGCAATACTTGATTATTTAGAAATGTATAAAAAGTTTACATACATCAATAGAGAAACATATCGTCTGGACCATATTGCTGAGATAGAACTTGGTAAGAAAAAACTAGATTATTCAGAGTTTGGTGCAATGCATCTATTTTATAGAAATGATTATCAAAAGTTTTTAGATTATAATATTCGTGATACAGAACTTGTTGAAGAACTTGATAATAAATTACAACTTATGGAGTTGGTTATTACTATGGCTTATCAAGCAAAATGTAATTATGAAGATGTATTTGGTTCAGTTCGTTATTGGGATTTATTAATTTACAACTTCTTGAAAAAAAGAGGTATAGTTCCACCACCAAAAAAACTAGCACAAGATTCTAGAATAGTTGGAGCTTATGTAAAAGAACCACAAGTTGGTCAACATAAATGGGTTATGTCTTTTGATTTGAATAGTCTATATCCTCACTTAATCATGCAGTATAATATGAGTCCAGATACTTACCAAAGAAAAATATTTAATCAAGAAATAAATGTTAAAAAACTATTAGAAGGTGAAGTAGATTTAAGTATGTTGACTAATACTACTGTCACACCAAATGGTGCTTTGTTTAGAACAGATAAACAAGGTTTTCTTCCAGAACTTTTAGAAGAAATGTATGACCAAAGAGTTTTGTTTAAAAGAAAAATGATTGATAAACAAAAAGAACTTGAAACTATTGATAAGAATGATATTACAAAAAGAAAGAAATGTGAATATGATATCGTTAAGTATAATAATAATCAAATGGTTAGAAAGATTTCTCTTAACAGTTGTTATGGTGCTTTGGGTAATCAGTATTTCAGATACTTCAATAGAGAGATTGCAGAAGGTATCACAACATCAGGACAGTTAAGTATTAAATGGATTGAGAAAGCAGTCAATGAATATTTAAATAAACTACTAGAAAGTGATAAAGATTATGTTGTAGCAATTGATACTGATTCAATTTATGTGACATTTGAAGATTTAGTTGAAAGAGTCAAACCAAAGAATCCAATTGACTTTTTAGACACAATAGCAAAAGAAAAATTAGAACCATACATGAAAGAAACTTATGAAGAACTTGCTTCTTACATGAATGCTTATCAAAACAAAATGGAAATGGGTAGAGAAGTTATTGCTGATAAAGGTATTTGGACAGCAAAGAAAAGATAT